AAACATTGGACTGCCCATATTAGGACCAGTATCGATGCCTGACTTTTTCTTCTCAGGCGGAAGCATAATATCTCTTGTTCCAAGAACCGGGTCAGAGTAAATGGGAAGTCCCAGCTTTCGAGTCCTATCATTCTCAGCTTGGAACGCTTCCATTTCACGCGGACGCCAGTAATAGGGATTATTCAGTGAAGAACTAGCAGGAATGCCAGCCGGAACTTTTTCATCCGGCATGAACATTTCGGCAATCGTCTTATACCACGGCTGATTTTGTGTCTGTCTAGTATGAGTAAGTTCGTGAGCAAGTGTCTGTTCCATATCAACAGGCGACTGCCCAACCATCATATCAGGATTATAAGTAATGTTACCAGTGAACGGATTAGTTACCGCGTATGCGCCGCGCGGCATAAACAGATTAGTGAGAAATGATGATTGCCTCGGAGAAACAGATACACGCTTGACATCAGGCATCTCACCTGATACCTTAGCGTAGGCGCGTTGCATAGACTCATCAATGAGCCTATTACGCTCCTGCTCACTTATTTGCGGCTTCTGCTTCCCGTTCTGCTGCGGCAACGTCTAATTCCTTTTCCAGTTCTGCGATATCTTCTTTCTGAATTTCGGAATCAGGTTTTGGAGCATTCTTGAGTAGTTTTGCTTTCTCGCGGTCCTCGCGTTCTAGCATTTGTCTACGAACATTCCACGGAACCATCTTAGGTCTAACTGCTTGTGGTTCCGGTGCAGTAGTTCTTTCAGGTTCTTTCTCAGTAGTAAGCAACTTATTGAGAAGTCTTTCCTTCTCGTAGTTGGCAATCTCAAGTTGACCCTTCAGAGTTTCGCAAGACTTGCAGATAGTTTCTTCTTCCTTAACCTCTGCATTCTTAGCACGAAATTCTGTGCGAATAGTGAGCCACTGACGATACCAGTCTAGTAAGAACATTACCTACCCCTTCTATGGAATCGCTTTACCATTTGCATTTTTGGCCCCGCGTCTACTGCTCGCATATTGCGATAGTATGCGGTCCAATCATTATTCATTTTGAGGATTTCAGAAATCTGTGCTGCTCTCTGAACTCTCTCGAAAGCAGAACCAGCTTCTTCAAAGTATCGTTCTGCGGTGTCTACTGCATACCGCAAATCATCATATGGGTCATCCCCATCAAATTCTGCTACATCTTCTGCTGGCTTACCATCCTTGTCCTTCTTATCGTAAGAACAAGCCTTGATGGTTTCAATCATCAGAGGACAACAGTAAGGATGTCCCTCATGATGTTGTTCGTCACAGCAGAAAATCTGTAGTTTTGGAATATTTGTTTCCTCCTCTGGAGGGTCAAATAGTCTAAGATAATCTTTGTAATGCTCCATTCCTTTATTACGGAGCAACCACATTGCATATTCTTCTGAATATACTGGCAAGTCACTCTGCGGAATGACGGGCCGCGGAGTAAACCGCAGATATTCATGAACCATCATTTTCCCAGCGATACGACTACCAGGAGAATTATTGGTAAGCTCAATCGGTCTATCGAGAGCTTCCTCAATCTGTTGCTGAATAGTGTGGTCCTGTCCTCTATCTTGTGAAGCTGACTTACAAAACTTCACAATCTTCGGATTCTCGCGGTCGCAAAAATCCTTTACGACAGGTGCCCAATCAGCAATCTTAGTCTTGAGCCAGTAAAGCTCACGATACAAGTAGAGGCGCTTGTTAGGTGAAACTGCATAGAACCCAATGTAGGTCATTGCAGTAAAACCCCAATCGCCAATTACAAATCGCGGCCACCATTCCGGAATTTCAAATGGTTCAATCTTGTGGAGCGCGTTTTCGGGTTCATCAGGATATTTCCTATCCCGGAACTCATCGAAAACTTGTCCTTGATAAGCATCCCAATCTCCAAACTTACGAGCTTTACGCTCTGCTTCATTCGGAATACCATCAAGACGCTTAGCGTATTCCTGGTCAGCGTTGGGATTGTCAGCGACTGTAGCGTGAATATACATTCGCTTCACGCCGCCTTTACCAATAATCTTCACCCCTCCTTGCGGATACGGTGAAACGAATCGCTTCTTAGTAAATGTATGTCCTACACCACCAGGCATCCCCGCGGCTCGGATTATAGCAGGAAGATTAGGGTCATTAGTTCTAACACGAGTAAAGCCAATGTGGAGATAAATGAATTCCACGAAAGTAGTCAACTCATCAGGAGTGTAGAGATTGATTTCCATCGAGTCATACTTGTGTGCATCATCCTCAGTCTCGCAGTGAGCAAGGAAGATTAGTGCGCCAGTTCTATTTCCCGTTCCGCCCAATTCATCAGGACGCGGAAAAGTCCAGCACATATCAGTCTTATTGAAAGTCGCTCCAAACTTCGGATAGATTTCTCGCGAACGAGGAACAATCTCATTCCGAAGTTCAGGATAAGTTCGTCGCATGAAAACCTGTTTGAACTTCGGGTTCTCATGCCAACGGTGAACTATTCCATATACTAGTAGAACGTCTGATTTACCAGAACCGTTTCCGCCACCATACAGTGCCTCGAAGATACTGTTTGGAATGGCAAGGAACTGTTCCTGTTTCTTATTGGGTTTCCAGAAACCCTTATCGAATGCCATATGCTACAAGCATCCCTAGAATAAAACCTACAGCTACACTTGCCGCTACGCGCTTAGCCATGTAGATTTTGAATTGTCTTTCAGCTTCGATTTCCATTCCACGCTGAAAGACTTGCCAAGTATCCATATTACTTCGGAGGATTCAGCCGGTTAATCTTCGCGGCTACCGTTGCAACTGCACCAGAACCCAGAAGTGCAAGGAGTGTCTGATATGTTGCATCATCAATGTAGCCCAGCATGTGAGCAACAGTTACCGCAGCAGTAAGAGCAGCTACGATATACGACTTGTATCCCTGAAGCATTACTTTTACCTCGCGGATTCCAAACAATGTAGTCCAGAATTCTATCCACCACTTAGTGGATTTCAGAAGTTCTGGATTATCTACTGCCTTCGCCAGCAGTTTATTTAATTTGAGTTTCTTATAGAGATTAATCAGGCCCACTATGACATGGCTTTGAGAGTAACAATGATAGTTGCAGAAGTGCAGCGAATGAATCCGCCAGCAAGTTCAGCCTGATTGTTGGTATCGAATGTGACTGCTTTCGCCACAGAAAATCCAACAGTATCGGACTGTTCAACAGTTCCACCACTCTGACTAAAACAGAATACACGCCTCGCGGGAAGCGCATATACCACATTCTGCGTCAGTGTGACAGGATAGCCGATTGAAAGAACTTCCGTGTAAGCCATCAGTTATCCTTTTCCCTCGCAACCAGACGCCTATCTGTGCGTTCTTCAATGAGAGTAGTCAAATGTCTTAATGCAGTAGTGACATCCTCTAGCTTGTCACTTATTTCATGCATATCTTTACGGATATCGATTCGCCATCTTTCGAGTTCTTCAACTCTAGCTGACAAATGCCCCGTCCTGTAAATCACATTCGCCATGAAGATAGCGAATGTTAGTAATATACCTATGAGAGTGTAAAGAGCAGCATTGCCCACCTTTTTCATTCCTTCACGTGGACAATGTCGTAATGCTCCTCTTTATGAAATTGAGGCGCATAAAAGACAAATGTCGGTCCATTGCTATTTTCTCCTGGAGCTTTAGGTGTATCAGGCTCCATAGACTTTACAACGGCAGACATATCCTTAGCTATGCCAGCCAAGTCCTTCGCGTTTGCGCCCTGTAGTTTATCATTAGTGATATGATGCAGCGCGGCCATCAACTTTCCGCGAGCACGCTTAGCAATCTTGTCTTTAACTCCATTAATTGCGGGTGCATTTGGACGTTCTTTGTATGTAGCAGTTGAAGTTGCTCCAACTCCATACGCAGAAACGGATGACGGTGATATGCCGAAGCTCTTGCCGAGTTCGACAGCCGCATGTCGTCCATTAGTAATCGATTCTTCTCCGATAAGATTTCTAAGAGAATTCGGAACTCCAACAGAATTTTCACCGCGTCCTCTGTTGACATCCTTAATCTCTCCAGTAATTGGGCGAACTTCAGGCAAAGGTTTCTCGGGAGCTTTCTGAGAATTCTCAAGCTCCTTCTGAAATTCCTTTTCTGAAACAATTCCCATCGGCATGATTAGAGTCTCTGCAATTACTTACGCAGTTCCCAATATTCGGAGGTCATCCCAACATTGGAGAAACCTCCAGCATCTTCCACAATCTGTGACATCTTGGACAGAATTTCATCCTTCCGAGGATTTGACACAGGTGTCCACGGATTTGTGGAAGATGTTACAGGTGGGATAGATGAGAGAGGACTCGTTGCCACTTGTTTCGTATCCTATTACGAAACGGTGATAGCGAGAGTCTGACCAGTTCCGGAAATTGTTGCAGTGAGAGTAGTAACACCAGTCAGGTCGAACTCGAATTCCGGCGGAGAGTTGGTGTCTCCACCAGTAAACAGTTGCATGATTCTCCGGTCAGGGAGAAACAGAATGCCGGTCAGGTTATTGAAAACCTTCGCGGTTGTCTGGAGATTCGGTCCAGACTTCGCTGTTACCGTAGCTGTTCCAGGCATGTAAACTCCTTTTACTCTCAAAAAGATTCCGGAATCAGATTTTCAGTTCCGGAAGTCGCCAGCATCAGGCTACCACAGAACAGACTGAAAGTCAAATTTATTTTTCTGTATAATATTGTGGGTGGTTAGAAAAAGCATGCTTTTAATCTTTACCTCCTGGAAATCACTTTTCTACAAAATTGTTCCGGCAGATGATTACGATGTGCGCCGCAAAAGTGTGCAACTATGGGACCATCTGAGCAGGGGTGTGCAGGGGTGTGATATGAATCTATGTGAAGCCTCGCGAAAAAATGTAAAGCAACTGCACAAATTTTCATGGCATGATTATTATTGCATAAATCTGCACACTTCTGCACTGGCATGGTGCTTGCATGTGCAATATTGTGAATGCACACTTTGGCAATCAAAAATCGTGCCAGCGCATTTGTGTGCAATTATGAACTGGCATAATTTTTGAAACTACACACAATTGCACTTGGCATACGCTTTGAATTACACAGAATTGCACATTTTGACAGTTGGCATGATTTATGATTATACAAAATTGCACACAATTACAATGGCCCAAAATGTGCAATAGCATAAACCATGCCAAGTCTGAAGTTCACAGTTTTGCACTAAAAATAATATTGTGTGCAATCCAATTAAATGAATTGGTATAATATTTGCATAGGAAAATAAGTGTCACCTCGCGTGACACAAAATGTCGCGTCAAACTGTGCAATCATGAGCCAAACTGTAAATGCAAATCTGTAAACCTGACACTTAATGTCACCTCTGCACAAATCTGCACACTTTGGCATTCACGAAACTGCACAGTCCTGCACACTATTTCATTCCGGAAGTGCTGGCATCCGGTATGCTATACTCTATGGTGAAAGTTCGGCGCGCGGCAAGGCCGGACGGAAAGGAAAACGAGGCAAGGCCGAAAAAGATGTTGACACTTGCAGTCCGGTGTGGTAAGATGGTTTCGTTCGTTGGGCAATTCCGCCCACTAGTCGAAAGGTCAGACAATGAAGAATCTGGTTGGCAAGTTCACGTTCAAGGTTCCGGACGGTCACCCGCAGGCGGGCGAGAAAATCGAAAAGGCTTTCGAGTTCTCGCAGTGCGAGACTGACGCGGAAGCTTCCGAAATTGTCACGGAAAAGAAGTGGAATTTCCGTGACATGGTGAACGATGTTCTCAAGGCCAACGCGCGCAGCAATGCGTATCAGGCTGCGCTGCTTCCGTATCGGCCTTCCGAGGTGTCTGCTGATGACATCAAGGAGCGCATGATTCGGGATTACATCCGGCTCGGCATTCCGGAAGATACCGCCCGAAAGCAGGTCGAGGCGCTTCTGGCGGCATCGGCTCAGTAACACTCTCGGAACCGGACGGGGGACAGCAAACCCCGTCCATTCTCATTCGAGGTAACTATGCATACTGACTCAATCTTTCTCACTGGCACAGAATATCATCGTGTATTTCAATCGCGTATACTTGCGCGATACTCTGTCAAGGTTGAACTTGTGTTCATGAATCGTATCGGATACTGGAAGGTTACAGCAAACATGCCAGAATCTGCGTGGAATGAACTTGTTCAAATTGCGGAAACTACCTCCGAGGTATTCTGAAATGTGGAAAGTTCAATACGTGAAATTTGGTGACACGTTGTATTACGAAATGAAGTTCATCCGCCTGATTCTCACCAAGTAGGCTCCGGCCTACAGTTCCCGCCAATAGCTAATCAGCCATTTACAGCTAATCATCCATTCTAGTTGGCTTCCGGATACCGGAAGTATTTTTGCTAATCATAGCAATGTTGC